ATCCGGGCGGTTCACAAATTGGTAGATCCCCCACTGCTGCTGCACAACGATGGAATCTTAGGTGGGGGTCTATCATCTGTTGATATGCGCCCGAACGGTTTAAATTACGGCGGCGTTAACGCCGATGGCCGGCAGTTGATCCAGCCCTTCCAGTCGGGTGCTCGTGTAGACATCGCCGACGAGAAGATGGAGCAAAGACGTCGAACGATTAATGATGCCTTTCTCGTGACATTGTTTCAGATCCTGGTGGAAAACCCCAGGATGACCGCTACTGAGGCGATGCTGCGCGCTCAAGAGAAAGGCGCCCTTTTATCTCCTGCCATGGGGAGACAGCAGTCTGAATGTCTGGGACCGATGATTGAGCGGGAGTTGGACATTCTGCAGAACCAAGGTGCACTTCCGCCCATGCCAGATGTATTGATTGAGGCTCGTGGGGAATATGAGATCGTGTACGACTCTCCGTTGAGCCGCATGCAGCGGGCAGAAGAAGTCACTGGTATTGCTCGCACCTTGGAAATGATCACGCCTTTGGCGCAGTTCGATCCGAAGGTACTGGTCAACTTTGATCCACAAGAGATTGTTCGCATAACAGCGGAGGTCAATGGTGTCCCAGTCAAAGCCCTCAGATCAAGAGAAGAAGTTGCAGCTATTTTGGATCAGATGCAAGCGCAGGAAGAAGCAGCACAGCTCGCGTCAATTGCACAACCGGCGGCAACAGCGGTTAAGGATGTTGCACAAGCACAGGCGTTAATGAATGAGCAGCAAGGAACTGGATAAAAAAAGAAGGGCCTACCAAGCAGTATTTGATGGCCCGCAAGGGAAAGAGGTGCTTAAAGACCTCGCAGAATTTTGTGGCATGCATAAGGATTGCTTTAACCAATGTCCTTACACCATGGCACATAACACTGGCGTGCGTAAAGCATTTTTACGCATACAAAACATGTTGAACGTAACAGATCAACAAATTTGGGAGATGTTTGAATATGAGCGAATCCAGCGCGGAAGTGCTGACGGACAACTCGGCGACAGCTGAGCCCGAAAGTACAGAGCCGCAATCAGCCCCGTGGTACGGACAAGTTGACGAAGATACGCAAGGTTATATTGGGAACAAAGGGTGGCAAGGGGCCGAAGATGTTATTCATGGTTATCGGAATCTTGAGAAACTACTGGGCCATGATCGCGCTGGCCGTACGGTTACGATCCCTAAAGAAGGGGAAGATCCAAGCGATTTTTATCAAAAGCTCGGACGACCAGAGAAATCGGATGATTATCGTTTTGACTCCGAGGGCGAGTTGGTCGACTGGTTTAAGTCGCAGGCATTTGATCTGGGTTTATCTCAAGAGCAAGCTTCCAAATTACTCTCGAACTGGGACGAACACGTTGGTGGCTTGAGTGAAGCCCAAGAGACAGACCTTAATGCTAAGTACGAAAACGAATGGTCTGATCTCAAAAAAGACTGGGGCTCTGCTTATGACGCCAACATTAACGCCGCGAAAAAAGCTGCTGCAAAGTTTGGATTTGAAGCAGATGAAATTGACGCAATGGAAAAAGCGCTTGGTCCTCGGAAGCTTTTCCATAGAATGTCAGATATTGGTCGAGCACTGGCAGAAGATTCATTTGAAACTGGGGATCGAGAAAGTAATTTCAGATTCTCCCCCGCTGAAGCAAAACAACGTATTTCGGACCTTAAACTAGACAAGCAGTTCATGGAGCAGTATCTGTCGGGTAACAAAGACGCTATTGCTAAAATGCAGTCGTTAATGCAAGCCGCGTACCCGGAGTAGATTATGCAATATCAAACTAAGCTGATTGTCGTTCAAGCCGAACAATATCAAGTCGGCAAAGAGCTGGAACTACCCATTGAACTCATCCGATATGAAGGTGTCGGTGGTTATGCTGGGAGGCTGGCCTATGTTAAGAATGAGCGTGGGGAATTGTTGACTGTCAGACCTAATGATTGGGTGGTGCTTGAAGAGGGTAAGCCGCCAAAAATCATGACAGACTATGACTTCCTTAACACATACGAATTGACTAAGCAAGTTAAACGTGTTAAAAAGGCAGCATCAAAATCGGATAACGCTGAGTTAAAAGCGCCCGATTTAACCTAATCTTTTGGCCCCACCTTGTGGATAAGCCTGTGAACTAATAATCTACAGGTGGGGCATACCATGTCTGAATTTGTCACTACCGCGTTTGTTCAGCAGTACACATCCAATGTGGAAATGTTACTGCAGCAACGCGGATCAAAACTACGTCCGTATGTGACTCAAGGTAGTTACAACGGTAAGTCGGCCAAGGCAGTTGAGCAAATTGGCCAAATCGCAGCCCAGAAACGTTTATCTCGTCATGCTGATACTCCTTTGATCAGCACGCCACATGATGCGCGTTGGGTGTTCCCGAATGACTGGGAAGCTGCTGATCTAATCGATGATCAGGATAAGCTTCGCATGTTGATCGATCCAACGTCTCAATACGCAATGGCCCAGGCCTATGCTATTGGCCGTGCGATGGATGATGAGATCATCACTCAGGCTCTTGGTACAGCTAAGACTGGCGAGAACGGAACGACTAATACTGCGTTCGGTTCTGGTCAAACGGCTGCTACTACTGCAGGTGGTCTGACGATCCAAAAGCTTCGTGAAGCTAAGACTATTCTGTTGGCTAACGAAGTGGATGTGGATTTCGATCCTTTAATTTGTATCGTTACTGCGGCACAGATTGAAGATCTGCTTGAGTCAACTGAAGTGACAAGCGCCGATTACAACACTGTTAAAGCGTTGGTGAATGGTGAAGTTGACACGTTCATGGGCTTCAAGTTTGTCCATTGTGAGCGTTTGCCGGTTGATGGCTCTAGCCGTAGACGGGTTATTGCTTACGCTAAGTCTGGTTTGCACTTGGGAATCTGGAAAGAAGTTGGTGGTAAGATTTCCGAGCGTGCCGATAAATCATACGCAACTCAGGTCTATACGTGCTCTACCTTTGGCGCTACTCGCGTCGAGGAAGGTAAAGTCGTAGAGATTTTATGTAACGAATAAGGGGTGGCTGAAACATGGCTAATAATGACAGCACTACCGTCACAAACCTGGAAGCGACCCCTGCCGTAGTTGGCAACTCGCACCATTTGTACGGTAAGACTCGAGTAATGGTCGAGACATTTGAGAAAGCCGCAGGGTCTAACGGGGATACTTTCACGTTTTTCCCGGTGCCATTGGATGCTTGCGTTTTGGATTTGGAGATTGTTAGTGACGCGATTACCGGTGCCACAGATTATGATTTCGGTTTTCACCTGATTACCGATAATGATCTTGGTGCGGTTATCGACGCGGACATCCTAGCTGATGGTGTTGATATCAGCGCGGGTAACGCTAACTGGACTTCGATCCTTTTCAATGGAGCGGGGGCTAAGGACCAGAGTGAAGTTAATCAAAAGCTTTGGGAAGATCTCGGCTACGCATCAATCACTGCGGCTCGTGAAGCAGCTGGGCGAAATGAGGTGTACTTCGTAGTGACGGGCAATACTGTCGGTGCGGGTTCAGGTACGCTTACTATGAGAATGACCTTAGGCGTGGAGTAATCGATGTACGTCGCCCAAAGAGGTCGTAGTTTTACGGCAAGACGTAGCGCGGTTGCTGTGGGGGATTCCATAATTATGGAGCCCCCACATGGACGTCAACGACCAGAGATCTGCCCAACGTGAGGTGAATCATGGCAACACAATACATTGACCTAGACAGTACAACTGATCGCCAAAGCTTGTCACTGACAGCATCTGGCACGGTCACTAATACTGTTCGCCTGCATTATGACGACACCAAAACAAAGGCTGAAATCATATTAGCGGCACAGCGTGCAATGGAAGCATTGATTGAGTTAATTGATTAATGTCGATAGCAGTTTTAAGTGGTAGTTTCACTTCAACTGGGCAGAGCGATTCCACGGTTGTTAAGGGGTGTTTTAACCTTAGTCTTAGTGGTTTCGGCTCTGCCACAGTTGTTGTGGAGAGATCATTCGACCGTGGTAGCACTTGGGTGTCTGTTGAAAGTTTTTCTGCGGATGCTCAGCGTGTGGGTGTCGAGCCAGAAAACACGGTCATGTATAGGCTGAACTGTACTGCTTATAGTTCTGGGACGATCAACTACAGGATATCGAAATGAGTTTTACACTTACTGCAGATTCTCCGGAATCAAAAGAATTTGAGATAAAGGGGTCGTGCGAAGTCCTGCTGGTTGGCAATACCCCTTGTAAGATTATGAGATCGATTTTCGGATCCGAGTTCTATCCTATGACAGACAGCGAAGGTGTTGAGCTTGTCTATGAGGGGGGCAACTCGTCTGATGTTATTTACAACGGCACTCTCCATAACAACACGCCTAGAACATGCAAGTTCAAAATAGTTTTGGATGAGCCTATTTTACCCGATTCAAAAGTTAACATTACTCTAAGCCAGGGGTGGTAAATGGATAAGCGACTATCAAAATTAATTTTGGACCCTGTTAAGTTAGAGTCTCTTGTTGTTAGGTATGAGTCTGCCGCTGAGAATAATAAGAAAGCTCTAGCGGAACTTACTGGGGTAAAGGGGGCGGCAGACTCAGCCAAGAAATGGTTGGATAAAGCCGAGAAGGCTAAGAAAGCTGTCATGGAGGCAGAAGCCGAAGTGCGGGATATTCACGATCACGCCTCTGAAAAAATGGCCGCTGCCGATAAGAAGATGTTTGATGCTAAGAAATATGAAGAGACGGTCATTGAGCTTTCTTCAAACCTTCTGGAAAAAGAAGCCGCACTTAATAATAAGCTGAAAGATTTCGCCGATCAGAAAATGAAGTTTGATGAGATTATCGAAGCTCATAAAAAGCATGCGGAGGAAATCAAGTCATGGGTTGGAGAGTTATCGGATTTATTATCGCGTTCCCCGCTCTAACATTCGCTCAAGAAAAAACCATGACAATGACCTGGGATCACGCTGAAAGAGCTGACGGTTACGTGGTCCTAAGAGGCGGGTGTGAGGGTGAAGAGGTCCACCGGGGGCCGGCTAATCAATACATCGAGACTATCACTCAGGATGTTACGTATTGTGTATACGCTTACAATGACTTCGGGGACTCGGACACAGTGGTCAAGACCGCGTGGTATGAAGCGACACGACCAGGAAAAATTACGGTAACTATTACGGTTGAGGTTCAGTAATGGCTTATGTCGTAGCTACAAAAGCGACAGAAGGGGCAAGCGGTACTATAACCGTAGATATCCCAAGTCAACAGCAAGAGGATGACGTAGTCTTTGTTTTTGTTAGTTGTTTACTCGCGGGAACGGTTACTGGACCTGGCGGTTCCTGGCAAGAGGTTTCTGGTCTCAGTGACTCAGGGCAAGCAGAAAACCGTTTATATTATCAAAACGTGCCAGCATCCCCTTTATCAAATCCAACCATAACATATACCGCAACGACTAGAAAAATGGGCGCAATCGCGGTAGTAGTTAGAGGTGCAGATGTAAGTACGTCAACCTCTGCGGTAGATACAAATGGGGAAGCTGTTGGCGATCCTGTTTTTTCTGTTACAACGAGCGGCTTAACGTTAAGCGATCCTATACAGCTGATATTACAATTCACTAGCGCTGAACGTCAAAATGAAACAGCATTTTTAGCAGCAGGGCATGGTGTAGACCTTTTATATTATTCAGCACAATCGGATCATGGTCTTGGTGTTTCTTACACATACGATCAAGGCGCAACAAGCGACACATACACGGCGTACACTGGAAATAATTTAGCAGGAGGGATAGGTTTATTTGTCGTAGCAGTTTCGGACAATGGTAATGGTGATGTTAGGGGTTACCCCAAAAAAGGGTGTGCCGATCTAGTTGTACTAGATACAGGAGACCATGGCGAAGCGGTAAGTGGTGAGGTTGATATTTCCGATGTATCTTTTACGCCTCAAACAACTTCAATAACTAATTCAGAGTCGAGCAATTCTCAGTCGGTAATACAAGACGGTTTTCAGTTGGCTGACGCCGGGGCGGCCCACAAGTTATTCCCTGATGTTATAGGATTTGGAACAAGAGCAAATAGCTCAGAAATAGGTTACATAATAGTCAACTCAGTTGAGCTTACGGGGACAGTAGATTTATCGTCAAGTAAGTTAGTAATGACTAATACTACAGCAACAGTAAATACGGAAACATTAGATAACTTAGGTAAATTAATAGGTTTCGGTGATAACACTAACGCATCTTTTTTTCTTTATGACGGAAGGGACGCGAAAGTAAAATCATCGATAGCAGCACAAACTATATGCATAGATACGTCAGCAACTGGTTACGAGATTGATACCTCTGGGGCTGGGAGCTTAAACTGGTCTAGTGTTAAGCATATTATGCATGGATGGAAGCCAACATTATACAATGCATTAGCGTGTGGTTTTGGTCCTTTATACATAGCTAATACCCTTACGATGCTTGGAGGTAGCTCAACACTTCCATGTTCTTTTGATGATTGTGCAAAGAGCACAATAGCAGGCGCTTTAAATACCGTAAGGAATCAGTCAGGACAAACTACCGGACAGTTTTTTGCACTTCAAGATATACAAATAGGAGACGGCACAGACGAGGTTTATTGGCAATCGCAATATCAATCTGTAGAGTTTCCACAGGCATACGACTATGCTAACGGGATTGTGCAAGTACAAGCAGACGCGGCAGCTTTTGAATTAAGTATTTACGCTTCATCTTCTGACACTATAGATTTAGATATAACAACTTTAAACATGGGAAACTTTCACAAGTTCACCATTAACGCCTCAACTAGCACAAGCGCAACTTATAGTTTTGCATCTTGCAACATACTGAACGCAACGCCTAGCCTATACGGAATAGCTAATAACACCTATTCGGGATTATCGTTAATAGGATGTAAGAGCATGAGTCTGGCGAGTAAAGGCTTTACAGCGCCAGCTACTAAAAACTT